ATAAAGGAACTAAGATGGCACTTTCAGTAATCAAAGAATGTCACCTACAAGTTACAAGGTACTTATCAGGGAAACCCCTGATAGTTGGCCCTGTATCTCATGGTGGCATTCCTAGAAAATTGAAAGGACTCATACCATTCATCGCCAGGCGTGAAGAACTTAAGTTCATCATGACTGTCTTGTTTAGTATGAGGCGGATTACTCTTCCCCTTGATCCTGACTTTGAGAATATAACTTCTCCCAGTCGTGGACAAGATTATCAGGAACTTAAAACCTATATTCCTGGTTTCACTAAGTCTTTGGTAAAACGCCTTAGACGAGGTGATCGCAGGAGTAATAAGTTGTCAAGTTTCTGTTGAGAAGAGTACCATCTTTCTACAAAATCTGGTCCCACCGGGAACCAAGCATTATACTCTTGTTTAGACGACCTGGAAAATCTTCCAGATCGGTTAAAACAAAGTATAAAAGTTCTCGGTGGGCCCAAATTAGAGGAGAAGATGGACCGAGTTCATCGTAATATAAACCACCTTCGTGAGCTTTTACACCAACCGAAATCTGGTAAAACAGAATTCAGAAGGTTATCAGCACTCGAAGATTCAGAGGGTAAGACTCGTCTTGTAGCCATAGGAGACTACTGGTCACAGACATGTCTGAAACCACTACACGATAAGTTATATCGGGTATTGCGGACGATTCCTCAAGATCAAACCTTTAATCAAGGTGAGGGCTTGAGGGGTCTCCCTCTGGATGGTTCATATACATACTATAGTTTTGACCTCTCCGCAGCTACAGACCGATTTCCTATTGATATCATCAATTGGTTTTTGGAACATAACTTCGGAGAGAACATTTCTATAGCATGGAATGACGTTATGGTTGGGTATCCATTCTGTTTTAGAACTCCTAAAGGAGCTAACAGAGAATATTACTACTCTGTTGGCAATCCCATGGGGTTTTATTCCAGTTGGGCTACTTTTGCCATAATGCATCACTTCATAGTTTATTGTGCCTGCCGAGAGATTAACACCTCTTGGAAACAAGCACGATATAAGCTATTAGGTGATGACATAGTCATTTACGATGATCTCCTTGCAAGCAAATACAAGGATCTCATCACATCACTTGGCGTTGAGATTAGTGAATCTAAAACTCATGAAAGTAAAATCTTTTTTGAGTTTGCGAAACGCTACTTCATCCCAAGTGGTGAGATAAGCCCTTTCTCTATTAAGGCTGCCTTACAAGAGTCAAAAAGTTTTATGGCTTTTAGACAATTGTTAGATAACCAGAGAGAGAAAGGGTGGATCCCTGTTATTTCTTGTCAGGATGCGCTCCTCGATTTTTATCGAACGAAACCTAATCCTTACCGGGCGAAAACCCGATTGGAACAGATTCGTAAGATAAAAGAAACGGATGCTCTTTACAAGCGACTGAAAGGGTTCACTTCCGATCTAAGACTAATCAATACGGTCTTAGTGACGAAAGGACTTCCCTCTCTGTCTTGTAACCAGGAACACGTAGCGAAAGCTATGTTCAATGGTTGCATTGTTCAAGCATTCGAGAAGAGCGCTTCGGAGTTTACTGGAGACATTCATGATAGACTTTGTAACTCTATCATGTTTGCCACTAGTTCACCTGACGAATCATATGTAGATTTGCTTAATTCTATATATGACCATCCTTATAGTTTCATTGTTGGACAGTTCGTTGAACAGTCCTACATTGACTCTATGAAGAAGGCTTATGACTTTGATACTCTTTACAATGGGGAGTGATTACCCTATTTTAGAGTGTTAAAAGCAGCAGACTGTACTACCCTGTTGAGGGATAGAACTTATGCTGTAGTAAGCTCGTCATCACCTATCCTCCTTAAGATGCTTCACAAGGTTGCTGAACAAGTTCAGTTATACTAAGTTGGTATCTTAGGATAGATAGATGGGTGTTCCTGACACTCCGAATGAAATCCTATCAAGTGGATGTTATAATCCACAGGTTAGGTGGGTGCCTTAGGAGAGTGATCTCCTGGGCCGGCCTGATCCAGTGATGGATCTTGTCCTATATCCTCTGAGAAGAGGACAAACCCA